CCATCAATATCGGTGTTAAATGAAATACTTATTTCAGTATTTGTTTTGGTAATGGAAAAAGGCACTATAATCTTTGAAAATCCATTGTAAAAAATTTCAATATTTGAACCGAAATCTATTACATCAAGAGTTGTAGGTGTATTTATTTTTATTTTTGTTGTGTAACTTAAATTATATTTTCCTGTTGCTCCTATGTTTATATACTTTCCTGAAATTGTTGTCTTTGTATTTGTTTTTATATAAGAACCTATTAATAAAGCTTGTGAAAAAGAAAATGAATTATTAACAAAAATAGACTTTGATGTTCCCAAAGGTTCAACTATATCTGTTAACTGTAAAGTCCTAGCCGTCTTTTCAGCATTGCTTATCCTTAACTTTTCACCGCCTGAAGAACCATAAATTAATCTTTTGAAATCCAAACTATTTATAAAATCCAAATCTGAATTATTAATTGTCAACCCTATGAATTTAAATATCTTTGTCAAACACTCCCTTACATACACATAAGGAATTAAATCAGTTACCTTATAAACATTTGTGTTTAATGGCGTGGGATATCCATAGTTAATAAGTGGATAAACGTATCCTTTTGCCTTTGGGCTTCGTCCATTAAAGCCATCAAAGTTTTTAACTGAAGTCCCATTTATTTTTATCTTATCATTCCAACTTTGAGAAATATTAAAAGCATTCAAATTATGGTTATACTCACTCCACCCTAACTCGCTTAATTTCTTATTTTTTAATTCAGCAAAATAATCTACAATATTGGAATATAAAATGCAACTGAATGAATAATCTCCATTAATCTTTTTTACATTCGTTAACTCAAATTTTCCTGAGAATATTAACAAATCATCTTTGTAATAGTTGAACGGTGCTTTTAAAGATGGATTGAAAATTGTAAACTCGTTTCCCGTTCCATCAGTAGCCAGCCCAAAAGCTGAAGCAAAAAATTTTAAATTGTTTGACGTCCCAGGAATGTCAATTGACTTACTAAATGACCTTGTTCTACTTTGGGGATTCTTTACATCCGCAACCGAGAAAGTTATCGGAACTGCCACATCATTAGACAAATCAATTAAGTAATTATTTACAACCAGCTTAGAACTCATAGTGTGACACTTTTAGATTGATGTGGTAAAGTTACATCTAAGATTTCATTAAACAACTCATCGTTATACAAGTCTTGTTTAAGTTGGTAAGTGCTATTGTTGATTATAATGTTTTTATAAATATACAACCCTTCCATCATGTAGACAAGTGGACTTTCGTAAATTTGCACCAAGTAATTTTGTTCATAGGCTTTAAGCCATCCACTTACTATCTGGATCTTTTTAATAATATTTTTTTGATATGATTGAACACCCGTATTTTGAGTGGAATAATTATAAGTATTTGTATCCGCATTCCAAGCACCTAAATAAGACTGAAATGTTTTATCCTGGATAGTTGATGAATGGATATTGTTATGTGTAAAAATAAAACAATCATAAGCCCCAAACCTATTAAGCCATTGAACCGATGTTTGCGTTTCGTCGCATTCAGTTAATTGCAAAGTCAAAGTTTTTAACTCAGTACAAATATCATCTGTTGAATCGTTACGAACAACTACCTTTAAGCTCCGCATATTGACCGCCACATTTTGAGCAGAAAACCCCAAAGCAATTAAACTTGTAGCGCTTACTTTCATCGTTAACATACCAACTGGAATAAATCCACTTGACCTTGTATCTATTAAGTCACCTGCTGAATTAAACATCTGTACATCAATAACCTTTGTAGCTCCTGTTGGATTAATAAAATTTAAATACACTTCACTTGCAGCATTAAAATTTATATTAGTGTTATCAGTCATAAACAAACCCTTGCTAGCTTGTGATATAGCTGAATACTTAACACTATCATAGGAATTAAAATCATACGCACTTAAGCATGATTTAAATATAACTTTCGTGGCTCCTGTTGTTATTGCTGAAGTAGTTAATATTGTTGAAACGTAATACTTTGCTTTTACTGTTATGTGAACATTTGCAGTGTTACCACTTAATGCAACAAAACTGCTTTGATTAATTTTACTTTTATTAACATACGATTTAACATAATCGCTAATATCAATGTGACCATAAGAATTAGTTGAAGCATTGAAATCGTTAAACACTTCTACATTAGCAATACTTATATTGTTAACAAATATCTCGACTAAAAAAGTTAATTTACTTTGATTTACTATGTTATTCCAAACCCACGCATAAAGGACTTGATTGTCTGAAGGCGTAAAAGCTTGCGGTGTTTGTGTTATTGTTAAAGCCATTTTAGTTTGGTTTTTTAATAGCTGTTTTTATTGATTTGCCAATGACAAAACTTATTTCTTTACTCATCTGTTTTATTCGTTTATCAGTTACTACATTGTCATAGAAAGGTCTCGGAGCTTGTCCATAGTTTCTAATCTTATTTATTATTAAAAATATATATTGATCTCGTTCTAATTCTTCAGGAACTTCAACGCCCTTTTCAGTGATCCACATATCAATAGCCTGCTTAAAGCTTACACCCGTATCTAATCCCTTACCATGAGTAGGCGCTCCCCTATCGAATAATATACCATTTACACCGTAGTTAATATACTTCCAATAGTGATTGGCTTCAGCTTCAATAGTTAACAAACCATCTACATTTGTAGGTTCTTCTTTTACTTGCAACGATTGAGCCAATTGGTAACTTGCATTTATGTTAAGCCTAGCCATTTCTTTTCTCATGTCAATAATTAAATTATCAACTAAGTCACTAACCAATAATTCAAGAGCAGAACCATCCTTATTTTTAAGGACATCGTCTGCATTTCTGAAGCTATCTAAATCTAAACTACCCACGTTTAATATTCCGTATTTGTTCTTTGGCTTTAAAGTTAAGAAAATTTACGTAATGATTAAATGTAAAAATATTTAATTTAGTCACATCGTCCCAACTCATTCTATATTCTTTTGAAATCATATCAATCAATTGCTCCCAAAGCCAAACACTTTGATTTTCCTTAGCTCCCTCTTTTGAAACGCCGTATGCCTTTTCATTTGTTTCATTGATTCGAGAAAAAAAAAAGTAAGTACATTCAAGTAAGTCGGTAAATCCATGTGATTATTAAATATCTCAGCACGTTCAAACCTTGGATATTTAATGTTTGAATACTCATCTGTTTCTCCATAGTGTTTACATTGAACTGGCAAATAACATGAAGCGGCTAGTAGTGCAGGATTCTTTTCAAAGTCACTTTTACTTATATCAATGTGCCAACCAATACCAACTTTCATTGGATCAACTAGCTTATAATCCAAACCCTCTATTGTTATGATTTTCTTTGGGTCGGTAATCTTAAAGCCATCAAATAAATCAATGCAATAATAAAAAACTTTGTAAAGATCTTCTTTGTCTACTTGCTTAATTTTATCTAAACGTTCTCCTGTTATGCCAGCAACAAAGTTAACGATAGTATCTAGGTCTATATCTTCACCTCTATACTTTTCATCGTTCAAAATATCAATGTGTTTAATCCTTAAATCATTGATGGTTTTAGGTACTTTTATTTTCATATTTTGTCTATGTAATATTTTCCGCTATATTTATCTTTGCTAGTAAAGTAATATCTGACCCCGTCAATGCAATGGTTATAAGCATCAATAGGCTTGTTTAGTTTTGCTCCTGACCTATCAGTATCCCAAGTGTACATTCTAAGTTCTTTTATTAAATTAACACTTTGCGAAGTTACAAAAAATTTGTTTTCTTGCATTCTTTGAATTCCAAACATTATACTATCCCTTCCTTTTTCAGCAGGTCGAATATTTAAACCAAAGTTTTTTAACTCTTGAATGCTTTTTGGTTCGGCACTATCAGCATAGATATAGACATCATTTAAGCCCCCTTTTGCTCTAAACAATTTTGCTATTTCGTTATTGGTTAATCCTGTTTGATAAATCAATTCATCATAGTAATATAAATTATTATATTGATAAATAGCAGTGATTGTAGTTGGATCGTTTGAATAACCAAAATCACACCCATAAGCCACTAACTTTGATTCAATAGGTATCATGTCCACTTGTTGCCAATCATTAAACACAACACCTTGCAGTGAACCAATTTCACCAAGCCCATAAACATTATACCAATTGCGCCAATACTCTGAAGTTAACGATTTTATTTTAGCTTTCTCAATAAAGCTCTTTGCACTTTCAGGACATGATTCGTTATCTAAATAATTTATGGTTAAAAAATCAA